CACCGCTGCTCGTCGACCGTCGGAAAGACCAGCCCCACCGCCCCCCAGATTCCCAGATGCCCGTCGGCGATCACCAGCCGCGGCGCCCGCAGCCCCCGGGCCTTGAGGGCCCGGAGCACCATCGCCCAGCTCTCGATCGACTCCCGATACCCACTCTCCACCGCCAGCACGACCTTGCGGCCGTCCCGCAGCGCCGCGACCAGCACGAGCAGCGCGGCCTTGTCCTTGTCCAGCCCCGCCTTGACGTAGATCCCGTCCGCCCATACGTAGACGGGCTCGAGATCGTCCAGCCGCCGCTGCTTCCAGCTCTCGTACTCCGCCTGCCACCCGGCCTTCAACCGGGCGATCGACGCCGCCGACAGGGGCGCCCCGGCGCCGAGCAGCCCCCGCAGGGCCAGGTCGAAGTCCCCGTGCGCCAGCCCGTGCAGGTACAGCTCCGGCAGGAGCCGCCCTACCTCCTCCGTCCGCCGCTTGAACAGCGGCAGCAGCCGGCTCTCGAAGCGCCCCGCCAGCCCCCGCGCCCGCGGCCGCCGCACCGTGATCGTGCCGGCCAGCAGGCTCAGGCGGCGCGGCTTGCCGAACCCGTTCCGGTAGCCCGGCGTCGGGTCCACCGCCGCCCGCCGCTCATACCGCGGCCGGGCCAAGACCTCCTCCATCTCCTGCACCAGCAGTTGCTGTAGCAAGCGCCGGATCCCTTCCCGGGCATACGTCTCCAGCGCCTCCCACGCCGGCCTTGACTCCCCCACCTCGATGATGCTCTGCTCCTTCATGGGCGGTGTCTCCTTCCCCGGCGTCCCCACGCCGGTGGTTCGTTGGTTGCGAACCGAAGGCTACACCGCCTGCTTTTCGTTTACACACCTTCTGACCTTACCTCCCGGCGCCGGTCCATCATGGGGTACCCATCATAGCAGCGGACTGGATTTCAAACTGAGACACTACCCCCCGCGTGAGGTTACCAGGTGTCCCGCAGCACAGGCACTCGACGCGCTACGGGCGGCGCCCACTCGAACGCGGAGGCCTTCGCCGTGTCCATCACCTCACCCGATGGCCGGCTTGCGCTCTGGCAGGGCTGGCAGGTTCTCCTTGCGGCGCACCTCGGCGATGGTGAGGAAGCCGGCCTCCAGGGCTGTCTTGTACGCGGCGTAGCGGCCGGCGGTGTCGGTGGCCAGGAGGGCATCGGGCAGGTACTCCGCGTAGGCCGTGCGGCGCTCCGCGGCGCTCAGGCAGGTGTGGTTCACCGCGGCCGCGATCCTGGCCAGCCAGGGCCCCAGGGTGTGCTTGAGCAGGCGCAGGCTCTCCAGCTCGCTGTTGGAGTACGTCATGCTGCCCTTGATATCGGCGCCGATCATGTGAGGCGGCACGCCGAAGATGCGGGCGATCTCCTCGGTGGAGAACCGGCGCGACTCGATGAACTGGCCGTCCTCGTGGCTGATCCCGATCGGCTGGAACTCCATGCCCTCTTCCAGGATCATCGTTCGGTGCCGGTGCCCGCGGATGACGTGGTTCTCCTCCAGGCCGGCCCGGAGCGCGTCGAGCGCCGTTTGAGAGATGCGCCCCTTGTGCGTCAGGACGCCACGGGGCGTCGCGGCGTTGGCGAAGAACTCGCCCCCGTAGCGCTCGAGGGCCAAGCCCAGGCCCAGAGTCTCCCGGAAGGTGCCGATGACAGAGCGCCCGGCGTAGCCGTCATCGCTCATGGGGCCGACGACGTGCAGCATGGCGGGGGCGTCCACCGTCGTACTCTGCCCGCCCGTGGCGACCTTGTACCGGAGCTTGCCCGTTCTGGTGACGTCGACCGTCACGCGGTCGGGGTTCAGGTACCAGAGGGCCCGCACCCGGCCGTCGTCGTCCCGGGTCAGCATCGCGTAGGCGTTGCCGCGCAGCAGGAGCGCCGTCACCATCGCCTCCCAGAACGCGACCACGGACTGCGCGGGGTTCGGCCGGGTGTGGAGGACGTCGTACAGGGGATGCTCGAGGTAGCGCTCGCGGCCGTCGTCGGTGCGCTTGTAGAGCACCAGGGGCATGCTGGCGATGCTGCCCGCGATCAGCGTGGTGCAGGCCCACACCGCCGTCAGGCCGGTGGCGCGCTCGAGGTTGACCGGCTCGCCGGTGCTCGTCCGCTGGCCGCCGGAGAGATACCCGAGGGCCGGATCCGCGTAATCGACGGCCCGGCGCTCCAGCCCCAGCCACCGCCAGAACCGGTCCAGCATCGGGACCCGTTACGGGATGATGCCGATCAGGCGGCCGAAGGACTCCGGGTGCGTCACCTGCATGTCGAAGCGCAGGTGGCCGAAGAATCCGTACTGGTAATTGCCCCGGAAGAGCTCGCGGGCGACCTCGACCCGCATTTCGGTGCGGAAGCCGAGCATCATCTGGGGCCAGTCGCCGAGGAAGAGCGACGAGGCGTTGGACGCGGAGCCCTGCGTCTCTGTGATGGGGACGTTCGCCGTCATCAGGAACGGCATGTCCGCGAGAACGGATGGCCGGGCGAGCGGGGCGTTGGTGGTCGCTTCCTTGAACTTCGCGATGGTAGACAGCGTCCGGGGCGCCATGATGGCGGCGCCGATCGCCGTGACGTTGTCCGTCCACATCAGCTCCATCAGGTTGATGAGGGGGTCGTAGGACGTGAGCGCCGCGCCGTTCGTGCCCTGGGACACCTCGTTGACGTTGGTTGTGGTCCGCAGCCCGCGCGGCTGCGGAGCCGTGCCCGTGCCGTAGAGGCAGACGCGGTCGATCTCCACAGCGAAGGACCGCACAAGCGATGCCTCCAGCATCTCGGCGATGTTCACGGAGTCCTCGAGCAGCTCGCGCGACACCTTGGTGAAGACGTCGAGCGAGCGCGGGGTGAAGGTCACCGCCTCGAAGGTCGGATCGCTCTCCGCCACCGCCGCGTTCTCTGAGCGCCACGCGGCGGTCGGGTCCGCGAGCAGGCGGGCGATCTTCACCACGTCGGAGGTCAGCGGGACGGTCACCGCACCGGCGCGGACGATCACCAGGGCATTGCGCAGGCGGTCGATCCAGCGGGCCATGAGGATGTCGGGGACCGTGAAGCCGCCGGCGGAGTCCGTGCCCTCGGCCAGGGCCCGGCGCTCCAGGTCGTTCCGGGGGCCAGTGATGAGGGCGCGCATCACGTCGCCCAGGCGCAGGTGCGCGTACTCCTTCGGGTGTTTCGAGCGCTCCTCGACCCACGATCGGAACGAATCCCCGCGCCCGAGCAAACGGACCTCGGCCTCGTCCGGCGCGGCGCGGTCGGTGACCACGGGCGGAACAGGCGGGACGGGGTCGCTCGCGGTGGCGGTTGGGGTGCTGCCGTTCGGCTGAGACTCCATCGGTGGCTCCTTGCTCTGCTGGTGGCGCTCCAGCGAGCGGAGCGCGGCGACATGGGTTTGCGGATAGGCCGGGAAGACCACCCCGGCGCTGATCTCTCGGATCTGCATCGACGTGATGGTGCGGGTCGGCGGGGTCGTGCGGTCATCCCACTGGTCCGTGGCGTTCATGAAGGCGAACGAGGCGCCCGTGAGGTCGCCGCGCTGGACGCTCTCCACCAGTCCCCGCTCAGCCTCGGGCACGTCGACCTCGAAGTGGAGGCCCTGGGCGTCCTGCGCGACGCGCAAGGTCTTCGCGCTGACACGCCCGAGGACATGGAGCGGATCATGCCCACGCAGCGCGACCAGGTCGGGATTCCCGGCGAGGGCGGAGCGGAGGGCGGCGGCGGTGATGATCTCGCGGAACCCGCCGAGGTCATGAGAGAGCACCCCGGTGCGGATGGCATAGCCGGCGAGACGGGGCGGGCGGCCCTCGCCGACGTCCGCGCGCAGGCCGTCGAGATGCCCGACTTCCAGCTCGTCGGGCATGCTAGTTGAGCGCGGCCGTTTCCTGTTTGGCCCAGCCCTGGACGAGTTGGGCCCAGCCCTGAGGGTCGACGTCGCGACGGTAGGCGTCCGCTCGACCGCAGAGAATGGCGACGCGGAGGGCCAGCTCCTCGCTGTCGGCCCGGTTCCGGTCCCGCTTCTCGGCCATGGCGCGCCCGAGGTCCACCACAGCCCCCGCGGCCTGGAGCAGCGCCATCAGCGTTCGCAGGTGGGGCGGAACGTCCGGGAAGGCCTCCGCGAGCGTCAACCATCGTTCCATTGGTTCCCGCCAAGAATACCACTACGGGGTAATGGTATGACTCAGAAATCCACCATCAGCGGGCCGCGGGTGTCGTAGACGCTCACCGGGGTCGGGTGGACCAGGGCCCGCGCCAGGGCGGTCACCAGGGCCGACACGCCGTCGATGCGCTCGTGGGAGCGCTTCTTCGAGGGTTTCAGGTTGCCGTTGCCGTCCACGTCGGCCACGGCGTTGCCCACGCACCAGCGGAGGATCGGGTGCCCGTCGTGGCGCAGGCGCCCGGAGAGCACCAACTTCTCCAGCTCCTTGCTGGGGCTCGTGAGGTTCGCCATGGTCTGCGCCACCTCGACGGCCGGGACACCGTCCTGCTGGAGTTTGGCGATCAGGCCCCGCGCGTTCCACGGGTCGACGGCCACCTCGACCACGTCGTATTCACGCATGAGGGCGTGGACGCGCGCCTCGATGGCCGCGTAGTCCACGATGTTGCCTGGCGTTGCCGTCAGGTAGCCCTGCTCGGCCCAGAGCGGGTAGGGCACCCGGTCCCGCCGGCCGCGCTCCGCGAGCTGGTCGGCCGGGGCCCAGAACTCGGCCCGAACGGTGTAGCCGTCCTCGGTCGGGGCGAGGATCACCAGGGCGGACAAGTCGGTGGTCGTGGAGAGGTCCAGGCCGAGGAATACCCTCGGGGGGGATACCGAGATAGCGGCGCCCTCCGGAAAGTCGCGTCCTGGGGCCGCGCAGGCGTCCCACGAGACGAGATGCAGCCACCGCGATGCCGACGCGATGCCCCACTGGTTCAAGTAGAGCTGGCGGAAGGACGCCTCGCGGGCCGGCACCTGCTTCGCCTGCAAGGCCGCGGTGCGGATCTCATCGCGACTCCGAAAGCCAGACCGCAGCGCCGGGTTGCACGCCCGCCATGTCGCCTCGCTCCAGGGGTCCGCGTCCTCGGGCGACGAGTAGACGACGGAGAGGAAGGACAGGTCCGGGATCACGCCGGTTCGCACCTGCTCCGCGTAGCGGTAGACCTCGGTGGCGATCGAGTGCTCGTCGCTCGAGGCGGTGGTGATCACGAACGTCAG